CGACCGACGTGATGCACGGACCCGCGCCGAAGTTGCGGATGACGGTGTTCCCGCGCCCTGCGCCGTAGAGCGTCTTCCCTGCGGTGCCGTTGAGCACCTGAATAGAGCCGCTCGTCGGCGTGCCGTCGTTCGTGACGTAATACGCGCCCTCGGGGAAGTACACCTCGTCCGCCGCTGCAAGGGCCGCGGCGATCGACGACGTAACGTCGATCAGGAGCGTCCCCGCCTGCACGTCGGCGATCTCCGAGGGCGTCATGAAGTCGAAGACGGAGACCGACTCTTGCAGCTTGCTCGTGAGCTGCCGCACCGTCGACCCGATGCCGCCTTCGGTGTACTCCACACGGTCTGAAGAGAGGCCGCCCGTCGTCGCCGCGAGCGGGATGCGCACCGTCGCGTTGAGCGACGAGAAGACGAGCAGGTTCTCGGCGTCGTTCACCGTCACCGAGAAGTCGTCGGCGTTGACGTAGAGGCGGCACGCTGCGCCCTGGTACTGCGGGAAGCCGTTCAGCGTCCGCACGGGTTGCGCCGCCGGGATGGTGAGCGCCGCGTCGACGTAGACGGGCACCTGGTTCGCCCCCGCAGGGAGGCCCGCCGTCCCGAAGTAGAGGAAGCCACCATCGAGCGGCTGCCCGTCGCGGTCGTGGAACGTCGGGAAGGGCTCGGAGACGGAAAAGGCGCTCATGGGGTCGGCTGCTCCTGTGGCTGCTGCGGCTCGGCGGTTGCGCCAGCGAGAATGGCGTTTCGGATAAAGAGCTGGCGATCGCTCATAGCACGCGGCAGCCCAGCAGCCTGAGCGAACACATCGAACTTCGGCGAGCTCGCGAGTCGATTGATGGCCTTCTGCTGCGCGCTTGGATTGCCAGCGGAATCAACGACGAGTCGCTGGAACTCAGGCGAGAGGAGCACTGCGTCGGCTGCCTTCGCGGCGGTCGTGCGGTTCTTTTGCAGCGCGGAGCCAAGACCCGCTGCGAGCCCTGCGCCGATGCCTGCGCCGCGGAAGCCCATCGCCGAAGTCGCCGCTTCGATGGGGAGCCCGACCGCCGCCTTCGACGCGATGCTGTACAGGGTGCCCGCGAACGAGTCTGCGTTCTCGAGCTGCTTCTGCGCCGACTGCACGCGCCCCGTCGGGATGTTCTCGCGCGTCGCCTGCGCGATCGACTTCGAGACCTTCGCGAGATCGTCGAACGCCGACTTCGCTCCCGGCGGGAGGTTCGAGAAGACCGCGGCCTCCGCCTGCTTGTTCTTCCCGAGGTTCTCGTAGAACTTCGAGAACGTGTTGAAGTTGAGCTCGCCGTTCTTCGTCGCGTTGCCGAACGCAGATCCGAGCGCAGAGACGACGACGTTCTGACGCATCGAAGCAGGGATTGCTTTCACGATGCCTGCGAAGCGGTCGGCGTCGCCCTTCGAAAGACCCGTCGTCGACGTCGTTAGCTTCGTGACGAGCGACTGGTCGAACTCCTTGCCGAAGAGCGAGGCCATGTCGTCTTCGAGGCCCTTGCGCAGCTTCACCGCATCCTTCGCCTGCGCCCACTTGTCGGCGACGCCTGCGGCCTGCGCGGCGACTTCCTGGTCTTCCGTCATGAGCTCGCGGAGCTGCTTTGCGATGCGCGTGCTTCGGTCGGGCACGACGCCAGGGCCGCCTGCGATCTCGCCGACATCTTTTCGAAGCTCGTCGACGAGCGCGTACGTCGGCGGAATCTGCTTCACCGACTTGCCGCTCTTCGACGCGATCTGCTGCGGCGTCAGCTTCGCGAGAAGTTCCTTTTCGATCGGCGTGAGGTTCTCGACGCCGTTCATCTCCTTCGCGCGATCTTGAATGAACGCAAGCGTCTTGTCCGCACGCACCCGCGTGTTCGCCGGAAGCGCCTGCGCGATCTCCTCGTAGAGCTTGTCGGATGTGCTCTTGAGCGCCGCGGCCTGCGACTTGAGCTCAGTGCGCACGCCTTCGGAGAGCGTCGAGAGGTCGCGCGTTCCGCCGAGGTCTTCGATGAGCTTCGACGCACGCGCGCCGACCTGCTGGAGCCCCTCCATCTCCGCGGAGCGCGCCGCCGAGCCGGGGATCGACTTCACCGCCTGGCCGATCTCGCGCACGACCTGACTCGTCGAGACGTGATCGGGCTGAAGGTACTGCGTGATGCCGAGGCGCTCCGCCGCCGCGATCGTCTCCGGGTCCGCCTGCACTTCCGTTGCAAGGCGCTCGAGCGTCTTACCGCCGAACGGAGACTCGACGGCCTTCTTCGCCTGCTTCCCGAACTCCTCGACGGTGAGGGCCGCCGGCATCGCGCGACCGCTCGCGGGGAGCTTGCCGCCAAGACCGCCGCCGATGATGGCCGCCGCGACTTGCGAGCCAGCGCCGAGACCCAGTTCGCCCGCAGCTTGTGCAGCCGATGACCCAACGATGTCGGATGCAATCTGCGACGCAGGCGCTTCGGCGAGCATCGCACCAGCAGCCTGCGCAATCGGGGCTGCGCTTTTCATGAGCGCCTGACCAGCGGCCACGCCTCCGACACCACTCGACACGCCCCCAGCTGCGGCCTTCAAGAGACGCTCCGCCGCCGTCTGCGGCTCGGCAACGCCTGCGCGCGTCAGAAGACCTTGCAGGTTCTCCACGAAGCCAGTGTCAAGCCCGAGGAGCTGCGACGCGCCAAGGGCCGCAGCGCCAAGGCCAGCGCCCGCTGCAAGCGGGATTCCTGCGATGGGGGCCGCGAGCGCGCCAAGGCCTGCCATGACCGCCGCAGGCGCAACGCCGCGCGTGATGGCCCCACCGATGCCCGCGAGCGTGGTCTCCGGCACCTTCGCGCCGGGGTACTGCTTCGCGTACTCCTCGGGCGAGACGGTTTGACCGCCGGTAATCTCGAGCTCCATCGGCTCGCCTTCGGCGGGGGCGGTCTTTGGTGCCTGACGCTCCGCGTAGAGTCGCTGCGCCTGCGCGATAACGTCGGCCTGCGACGCACCGTCAGGGCCTTCGAGCTCAATCGTCGAACCGTCTGGCGCTTGTACCGTGTAGCGGGCCATCACTTGCCTTTCGTAACGCTGACGATAGACCAACCGCCGCCAGTCGCTGGCGTCATCGCCGGAGCCGCCTGCGTCGCTCGAGGTTGCGCGGGTGTCATCACGGGACCAGGTTGCGGCGCGGCTTGAGGCTGCTCTTCCTGCGGTGCGGAAAGGAAAATCGCCGACGGCTCAATTCCAATGCGCTTCGCTTCGCTTGTGTACGTCGTACGAAGTCGCTCGCCTTGCTTCTTGTACGGCTCAAGAATCTTTGCCGCTTGCGTTTTGAACGAAATGCGCTGCTCAGGGTTGAGCCGCTCGCCACTCTTGAGCTTGTTCCACTGATTGCGAATTTGGTCGGGGACGCCCGCTGCATTCTGAGCGTTTGCGAACTCGCCTTCGCGCACCGCCGATCCTGGGTCGAGCATCTTCATGTAATTGAAGATGAGCGCGAGGTCGCCCGCCGCGTCGTCCTGCGCAGCGTTGAGCCGCTGGAATGAATAACTCATCTCGGAGATCGGCTTCATCGCGTTGTTGAAGTCGTCGCGGAGCTTGCCTTCCGTGTTGAGCTGGTCCTTCAACGATAGCGCAGGCTTCGGCGCAGCAGCGCCGCCAACGCCCACCGGCTTCGGCTTCAGCTTGTCGACTTCGAGTTGCTCGCGAACCCTCGCGAACTCAGCCTTCGCTTCCGCGATCTTCGCGTCGGAGTATTCCTTGAGGTTCTTCGACTCTTCAAGCATCCGGTCTCGGCGCTGGTCTTCGAGCTTGACGAAGGTCTCGTTGTACTTCTCCGGCCCCATCGCCATGGCGACCGCCGTGTTGAGGCTCGTCTGCGCTGCGTTGAGGTCGCCGAAGAGCACAAGGTTCTTCTGCACCTCGGCCGCATCAGCCTCGCGCGTCTTGCCTGCGTTGCGAAGAGCTTCGACCTGCTTGTCGAGGAGCTGCCCAGCGGTGACGCGATCCCCGGCGTTAATGGCCGACACGACGGGCATAATTTCAGCGACCTTAGCTTCGCGTTCCTGATTACTTAGATTTGCGAACGGCGTCTTGAGCTGCTCGACGGCCTCCGGGTACTTCAACATGAGCTCGTTAAGGCTCTTGGACGAAAAGCCCTCCGCGCCGAGCTTGCCGAGCTCGCCTTGGAACTGCTGCGCACGCTGCGCCTTCGCTTGAAGCGCCTGGTTTTCAAGAAGCGTCTGCTGCTTCTGCGCTGCCAAGAGATCGGCGCGCTCCATCATGCCGCCGAGCTGGATGCCCTGCTGAAGCCCTGCCGTGACCGCGTTCGCGGGATCTTGGAGCTGAAGTCGGAAGTCGAATGGTTGCGCCATGATCAGCCCTCAGGAAATGCAAGGCGGCGCTGCGCCTCGGTCATCGCGTTGTAAGCGTTTGCGGTCGACGCCATGCCGCCACCAGTTGGAGCAGGAGAAGGGGCAGGAGTTCCGCCAAACGGCCCCTTGCCCAACGCGCCAAGACCGCCGAGCGTCCCGAGCGCACCGCCGACGCCGCCGAAGAGGTTCGCCATGCCCTGCCCTTGCGCCATCGCCGCGCCTGCCTGCGCCTGCCCGATGCCGCCGAGAAGGTTGCCGACGTTCGCCGCGCTCTGCTGCCCGAAGCCAGCCGCGCCCATCGCGCCCTGCTGGCCCATCGCCGAGAGCCCGCCGAGCTGCGCCATCTGCTGCTGAATGAGCTGTGAGAGCATCGCGGGGCGAAACTGCGCGAGCGCCGCTTGCGTGTTGCCGCCGCGAAGGCCGCCCGTCGCGCTTGCATTCTGCAAGATCGCCGACTCGCCCTGTTGAAGCATCGCCTGGAACTGCGGGCTCTGCTCGAGCTGCGCGATCGCAGCCTGCTGTGCCTCGGGGCCGCCGAGCCCGAGCAACGCCTGCTGCTGCCCGAGCGCGCCTTGTCCCGCTTGCATGTAAGGCGCAAGGAGTCGTTCAGATTCGGCCTGCTGGCGACGCTGCTCTGCGATTGCGGCTTCGCTCGCTGAACGCTGCGCGCCCGACGCCTCCTCGGCGGCGGACTTCTGCGCGAGGTAGCCCCCGACGCCGGTGATAACGGAGCCGCCAATGACGGCGGTTGCAATCCAGCTCATGGCTTACCCCTATCAGATAGCTCGTGCACGCGCAGCCGTTCGACAAGCGCGTGCGTCTCGTTCCATGTGTCGCTTTTTTCTACGAAGAGCTTGTCGAGCTTGTCGAGGTCGCGCTCGTCGGTGGCGTGCACGTTCTGCCATACGGTCTCCTCGTGGGCCAGCGCGACCTTGCGCCCTGGTGGTGCGATGAAGACGAGCGGGGCCGAAAGCGTGGCGACGCCTTCCGGTGTCGCGATGGTCACACGCCCCTTGAGCATGATGTTCACATGCTCGGTCTTGTGCGCGTGGCCAACGACAAGCGCGCCCGCGGGGATCGTGATCTGGCGAATGTAGAGCCCCGGTCCGAAGAAGTGCTCTGTGCGGCAATCCACCTGTGGAAGCGCAAGCATCGCCCCCTCGAGCCGCTCGATCTTCACGGCATCGTCGTCGCGCACCGCCTCCGCGAGCGTCGTCATTCGGCCTCGAACTCCTTCTCTTCCCACGCCTGGCAGCTGCGCAGGTCATGGCACACGAAGGAGAACTTCGTGCAGAATCCACGGAAGCCCGCGGCCACGTCGAACGAGTTCCAGGGGATGCGCTCCATCTTGAGCTGCGTGTCCGGCGTGTTGTCGTAGTACTCGCAGTTGGAGCAGCGACGACGACGCGCCTCGGCCTCGTCGACCTGCATCGCCTTCGCGAGCGCGCGCCAGTACTCGCCGTTCGCGCCGCGCTCGTTCGACGGCTGCTCGGGGCCGAGCATCCAGTCTTGGATGACCATGAGCGTGTTCTTCTTGTTCTCGCTGGTCGACGGGAACGGCTTCTCGACGGGGATTCCGAGCATCATCATGACGTGTACTCCACACCGCTCGCGCGGATGGTCAGGGTCGCCGCCGCGCTGGCTTGCGTGACGATGAAGGAGCCGGGTTCGAGCCACTGGCCGACGAGCTCGGGGAAGAGGTACGTCTCATCTGGGACGATCGGCTTCGTGTCGACGATGAGGTTTGCGCTCGACGCGCTGCCGCCCACGGTGACAAGCCACACGGAGACGGTGACGTTCGCCGTGTTCGTGTTCGTGCCCGTGAACTTGTCGATGCGCGTGCGCGCTCCGAGCGGAGCCGTGTACTGCGTCGTCTGCGCGGCCTCGGCTTGCTTCGGCGGGATGAGGACTTTCGGTACGACGGCCATGGCGGAACCCTAGCGTGAAATGTTGTCGGTGACGGTGAGAATGAGAGAGGGCACCGCAGGCACGGGAGCCGCTGCGGGGAACGCCTGGATGCGGATGTCCGTGTCATCGACGGACCACATGAGCTGGATGTAATCTCCAGCGTTGAGGCGGAAGACGAAGTTCCAGGCTGCGACGGACTCGTCGTTGTTGCCTTGCACGCGAATCTGCGTCGCACTGTTTGGCACGTCCACGCCGTTGATGCGCAGCCAGATCCATAGGAGCCCCACGGGGGCGCTCGTCTTGTCGATCTGCGCGCTGAACTGGATGTTGTAGATTCCCGCCGAATCGACGTAGACGCGGCTCGTTGGCGTTCCGACGTACACGCCGAACGAGAGATCGGTCGTGTTGAGCGTCATCGCATACGGCGTATTGATGGCGGCTGCCGTCTGCGTCGTCGTGTCGAAGAAGGTGCCGTAGCGCGCGCGGCTCGACGCGAAGACGTTCGACGCTACGGCGGTCGCGGGCGGCGCGAGAAGAAGCCCCGTCACGGCGTCTGTGATGCCCACCAGCGCGCTCGTCGCGGCTTCAGCGGTAGCTAGTGCGGTCTGCGCGTCGATCGCCCCGTCTTGGGCCAGTTGCGCGACAACGCCAGCCAGCTTGTTGACGCCCGCGAGCGCCGCTCCGGCGTCGAGCGTCACCGCGTCGAGCCCCGTCGTTTGAATCTCGTCGACCGACGAGAAGAGGAGCTCGAATTGCCGGATCTGCTCGTGCTCCTGAAGGAAAGACGCGAGCTGGTCACGGGTGAGGCCAAGACGACGGATTGCCATCACCAGGCCAGGGGTTCGAGCTGCGCTTCGAGGCGAGCCACGGGAAGGTGCGCCCACGAGTCACCGCGGAAGCGTTGGATGCGGAAGCGACGCATGAAGCCTTGACGACGCCACGCGATGCGGTGCTGACGCGCGCCGAAGGTGCCCACGCGCGCGGTGTGGTCGACCGACCACGAGAGGCCGTCGAGGCTGTAACTCGTCGAGATGAGCGGGTCGGTTCCGAACGGCACCGAGCCAGGGAGCGCGATGAGCTCGAGCTCGTGGAAGATCGCCCCGTTGCCTTCGTTGTAAGCGATCGGCGTCGTGAGCTCCCATCGCACGCGCTCGCCCCAGTGCGTCGAGACCGTCTGCACGAAGTGCCCGAAGGCCGCGCTCTGCGTGTCGCCGACGTTCCAACGGTCGTAAGCCCAGACGAAGTTGCGGGCGCGGTACGTCGCGAAGCCTTGCAGCGTGCTCACGAGCACGAACCACACGGGAGCGCCGAGCGCCTTCGACGCGGCGGCGTCGTAGACGAGCGTGCGGTCTGGAAGGTGGACGTAGAGGAACTGATGCGCTCGGTCGTTGCGCGCCTCGAGCTTCACGCCCGAGAGCTGCGCGGTCGTGTACGTCGCGAGGATCTCGTCGACCTCTTGCGTCGAGACCTTGTTCGCCATCGCGTTCGCGCCGATGTAGATGCCGGGGGCCTCGTTGCGCCCACCGCCGAGGAAGGCGAGCGCCTCGACGAAGACGCAGCACGCGAAGGTGCCGACGCATCCCTTCATGATCTGCGCACCCTCGATGCGCTGGAACGGAAACCCGACGCCGCCCACGTTGTCGAAGACCTCGATCGTGTTCGCGTTGAGCACCGCGACCTCGTTGCGCAGCTTCACGATCGCGACGACGGGATCGGGGTCCGCTTCGCTGCTCGCGTACTTCAGCGGATTCACTTCGAACGGGTCGTTAAGCTCCGTCACGACGAGGAACTCGCCGTCCGTCGTGAAGAAGTACCCGTCAACCCAACAAAAATCAACAACGACCCCAAGGTCGGGGTCCGTCACCTGCGAGAGCGACGAGCCTTGCAAGTAATAAAAGCGGCCTCCGCTCGCGATGGCGAGGCGATCAAACGAGTAATCGAACGAGACGAGGCCGCCGGGGCCAACGTCGCCGAGCTCCTGCACGCTGCCCGCCGCGTCGATGCGCACGAGCTTCGTCCCCATCACGCGGTAGACGAGCCCGTTCCACTCGATGCCGCCGCGATCGACACCGGGGCCGGTGCCGTCGGCGACGATGCCATCGCCGGGACGCAGGTAGGCCTCTGAGATGCCCGTGGCCATCGGCACGGGCACCATGTTCACCGGGTACGCCGTCCGAAAGTCGGGCGTCGTCGTCGTGTAGATGCCGGAGAGGAGGGGGATCGCTGCCATGTTATTTCCACTTCACGGAGTCGCTCCACCACGCCGCGCTCATCTTGCCCTTCGCGATGTTCTTCGCATGGCGAGCCTTGAACGACGCGCGCCGCTTCGCGTCGGCCTCCGACTCGCCCTTCTTCGGCGGCGAGCCCGAGACGCCCTGTTGGCCGAATCGAATCAGCTTCTCCTTGCCGCCCTCGCAAGCCTTGACGACGTGCGACTTCTTCGCGTGCCCAGGCGTGCGCTTAGGCTCGTTGCACTTCATCTCGGACTTGCGAGCGGTCGGCATGGTCGGTCACTCGTTCGAGGGAGCGGGGGCGGGATCGGCTGCAACCGGAGCCGCCGGCGCGCCATCGGGGAGCACGGGCGGTGCCGTGATGACCGGCTCGGGCGGCGCTGGCGGCGCGTCGGGCACGATCTCGATGATCGTGAGGCCCAGCGCGGTCGCGGTGTAGGTGTAGAGGTAATCGTCGTCGGTGCCCCACGCGGCGTAGGCGTCGCCGGAGAGCGTGAGCGCAGCGGTAGGCACGAGGTCCGCGCCGTCTGGCGTCGCGCGGAGGTGCCACCAAAGCGCAGCGGCGGACGCGGGGAGAACGGACACGTTGTCGATGGCGAGGATGGTTGCAGGCCCGCCAAAGGTCGGCACCGGCTGGATGATCGCGTACATGGGAACCTTTCAGAGACCCGCGGTCTCGTAAGTGACGGTGATAACTTTGTCGACGGCGCTCGACGAAATCGCGTTGGAAGTTTGCACGACGCCCGTTGTCGCGGTGCTTGGCCCACAAACACAAACGCCGTTTCCGAGCGCGGTGCCGGAGCTGTTGACCGCAGCGCCCGCAGCGATGCGGAGCGGCGTGAGAAGTGGCGGTGTCGCGATGGTCGCTCCACCCGTTGCGCTCGACGTGCCGCCCGTGAAGACGGTGTGAAGCGTGACCGTACGGCCCACGAGCGTCCAGTACTGGGTTGCGGTCACGTAGGTCCAGCCGGAGAGGTCGCCAGCGGAAAGAACGCGCGTGCCTTCCTGGTAGCTGTCGAGCGTGTTCGCGTTGCCGTTGCCCGGCGTCGCGGGGAGTTTGAGGCCCCAGCCTGACACAGACAAGTCGGCGATCTTCGTTGCACCTGCCGTAATCGTGAAAGCAGGGTTTCCCCCACCGTCGCGGAAGTTGTGCGTCCCGGCGTCGTAGTAGTTAACCGACGTGCCAGCGTATCCGATGCGCAACGACGCAAGGCCAGCAAGCGTTACATGCAAGCGCGAGTCTGGACTCGTCGTGCCGATGCCGAAGTTCCCCGCCGAGTCGATGCGGGCGCTCTCAAGCCAGGTGACGGTGTTGCCTGCCGTACCACTGACCGCGCGCTCCCATACATGTGCACCACCGATCTGAGTGTACTGCGAAGCAGCCGCGGTCGCCTTGTAGATCGCATTTCCGGCGCTGTTCAGGAAAGCGTTTACGGTCCAATAGGCGACCGAATCACTGCCGCTGTTGTAGTTCCATCGTGCGTGTGTGCGCATTTCCTCGGCGCGCACAGAAGACGCCCACGCGCTCGGAATGACGCCGATGCCGACGTTGCCGGAGGTCGTCAGCACAACCTGACTGCTCGCCACGGCGGTCGTGTAGCCTGCCGCCGTAAAGCCGATGGTCTTTCCGTTCGTGTTGAGCACAACGCCGGTGCTGGAGTCCTTCGAAATGCGGAAGGTTGTGCCGCTCGCCGAGTTCTCGGCAAGCTCAAGCCACGACCCGCTACCAGCCGGGAGTACGACGCCGAGCGGAGCGCCCTGGTAGTTCGCGAGAGACGCCGCCGTTCCGACTTGGAGCTTGACGTTCG